AGCTCCGCTCATACCCACTACTCGTCTTGCCAGTGAACACAGCGTCTATAACCTGGATTTTCGGTCCAGTCGTTGACTGACAGCTGATCGTCATTTCGACAGACGTACCAGACACGTCGCCTGTGGACGTGTCTGTCGAGGATAACTCACCGATTTCAAGCGTAACTATCGCGGCGGTGAACTCCGGGTTGTCCAGCGTCCAAGTAACCGGAACAGCGTTGTACACTTGGGTTCCGAGAGAGTTAGTCTCCGATGCCGCAGCGAACCCTGGGATGTACGGCTGTGTCTGCGTCCCGTTCACCCATCCAATTGTCGCCCCTGTAAAATTAGCCGCGCCGTTGCTTTCCAGGACTGGAACACCGTCGAGATAAATCGACTCCATCCCGTTCACGAGACCTTTAATCTCGCCCTCGCAGAGCAAATCGAGCACACTGACGAAAGCTACCGACTGCAGCGAGTCAGGCGCATCCGACGCTGCGCCGCTTCCTCCGCCAGATTTACCGCCGCCGCCCGCGCCTTGTGGGGATATAAGCCGCTTCATTGGCTTACCCTTCGATGGACGTAAGTAGACCGGTCTCGGTCGCTGCGCTGCTCATGTCCACGGCCTGCAGCGTTGCACTTATCGCTTGGCCTCCGATCATCATCAAACCATAAACAACCGGGACAGGACTGCCCTGTTGCGCATTGTCCGTAGGGCCGTTGAAGGCGTAAGACTGCAACGAATTCGCAGATCCTGTCTGCAGCTTCGTTAGCAGCCCTGTGACACCCGACAAGATCAATCCTGCGCCCATCGATATCAACGCACCGCCGGTGTAGCCGCCGATCCCTGTCCACCATGTGAACGCGATCAGCACAACGCCTACGACGATCTCCAGGATGCTCCCGAGATCGCCTTTGGCCCCTACCACTTCCGGAGAAATAATCAGCCTGCGGCCGGCCGGCAGGCCCAGCTCTTCTTCAGTTCGGCTCCGCTTATCGACGATGACGTGATACCTAGCTCCCGCCTTGGCGCGCTCGATCATGTAAGCCTTGAAGTCCGGCCGCTCAAGACCTATCAGTCGCAGCGCCTCGCCTGGGTCGCGACACACGAGCCTGCGCTTGCGTCCGAACCGTTTCCCAAGCTCGCCGGCCAAATATACTTCGGTGTACTGAGCATCTACGAGACGCATAGCTGTGTCTTATGCCTTAAATAGTGAGTTGTATGTTTCATCCAGTATCCGCCGTAAGTCGTTATTTCCGACAGACGGCGATCCACATGGTGCAGAAGCTTACCATCGCCTATGTAGATTCCGGCGTGATTCGGCACCCTAGAAACATACTGCATAAGCAGAATGTCACCTCTCTGCAGGTCTCGAACTTTGGTTGGCACAGAGACAAGACCATTCTTCTCGTAACCGTTGACGTAAAGGTTCTCTCCCTTATCCCACCAGTTATTTACCCGCTCTTCCTGGCTTAGCTCGATACCCAGCTCCCGCTTATACCAGTCACGGACAAGGGCGTAGCAGTCCATAATGCCATGCACAAAAACGCGGCCGAGATAAGGGGCTTCGTACCCCGTTGGTTCCGTGTAGCTGTGCCCCGCTTGCGGCCAGCTTACGATGTGCCAGGGAACCTGGTGTTCCTCAATGCTGACAAGATCAGCCTGCGTCGGCGCTGCGCTACCGTTGGGGTGTGTGTGCCATATCGCCGTGACCTCGTGATCGACATTAAGAAACCCCCACTCCTGCGCCGAAATTTTGAATGTCTCGTACGGGTTATCTGCCACGTTCCTGCACTCGACAAGCGCCAGGTTATCCCCGTTCTTTATGATTGCTCCACAGCGTTCCTTCGGGTGGTTGCATGTTTCCGCCTCAAGCTTCGCTATTGCCAGCATCTGTCGAACTAAATCATTGGGTGTTGCCATATATCTGTGCTCCAGGAAACCCGCCATAGGGAAGCAACGTGTTCGTGCCGAACCGCGCCTGGCACGATGTCAGTTTTTTTCCGCATTGATCCGCACCGACCAGCGATTGCGGAACATCGTTAATATCGAAATACTTTCCGGGGGTCGCCACCCAGGAGCATTCCGCACTTTCATAAATCCAAGGACAGCTGTTCTGAAGGACTTGCCGGCACGGCAGCATTAATCCCACCAAGTCGAATGAAGTGGTAAGTTCAAACTGCACCTCAACGGAGGTTTCAGAAACTTTACGATTCACAAAATAGATATCTTGCGGAAATTCCTGGGTAGGATCGGCCGTGGGTTGATCGTCAAGGAATTTTGCAAACGTGCGTTTACGAGTGATCTTCGCGCCGACCAGGTCTCCGTATTGGAGAGCCGTCGCGGAAATAATCCCGTTAGCATTCGATACCGTCAGCGTCGGATTCGGCGTTGCACCTTGCCCGCTGAACTCAAAGCCGGCGGCTTGAAGGGGAATCGGTTGGTAATTGATTCCTTGAAATACAATCGGACGGCGAAACTCGTCAGTACCTGAATAAAAATAATCGATAGTGGCAAACCCAATCACCGACGTATCGAGTATGAAAAGTTCGATCAGCGCGTTAGGCGCTAGTTTTTGTATTTCACCGCTAATTTCGCTCATGTCTAGTCCTAGTCTGGGTCAAATACCTGCGTGAATGTGACGGAAATCGTTACCTGCCCTGCGTCTGTTTCGGCGCTCTTTATTTCTCCCGTGGTCTTGACCTTGATCGCCTTCGAGCGTCGAGGTGGAGTCCACCAAAATCGTTGAAACCCTGCTTGTTGGATCAAGAACCAGTGAATTTCATCTGCCTCGTCTGGCCACCGGTTAAACACGAGTGTCCACACCTGCGGAAGAGTGTTCAAACCCGCGGGAGTGTCTTGAGAGTAGCCATCACCGTAAGCAGCGGTGAGGACGTTAGGCGTCACCGACGACGACGCGCCGTAATCCGGTTGCCAGGTAAAAATCGCCAGATCCGCCATTACTGATTCACACTCTTTATGATCTTGTTGACCTGACCGCCAGGCTGCGCGTGCTTACGAACGATTTCGATGACTGACGACTCCAGTTCTTTTTGCATTGCATCGTTACGCACGCTCTGCGTTTGTGAACCCTGTGTTCCCGTACCGAGGGAACTGGTATTGCTGTTGTCGATGTTGAACGTCAGCGCCGTACCGCCGCCTGAAACTGTTGGTGAAGACACAAAACCACCGGTTGCAAAGTGGCTTCTACCCGCTGAGGATTGCGAACCATTTGATCCGTTCAAAGCCTCCAAAAGCGGTCTATTAGCTGCTGTGGACGCAGCGTTCACGACGAACTCTCCGTTTGAGAGCATCGCCGGGATGCTGTCGCTCGTGCTCGACCCCGCGCCCGTGATATGTCCGCCCGTTGCGTACCCCATCGCAGACCCCGAAAAGCCCGTTGAAACGCCGCTGGATGCCTCTCCTGCAGTACTTCCTCCGAACGTTGAGCCTGTCGTTCCCGAGACCCCTCCGCCAAACGCTGAAATGAAGCCTTGCTGAATTAACTTGAACACTTGAGATTCCGCAGCTTGTACCTCCATCTTCAGTAAGGCTTCGGAAAACGAAATAGCTAAGTTCAGGAAATTTATCTTTCCGGTCTCTGCAAACTTAACGACTGCATCCGTCAGCCCGTCGAACAGATTTGAGAACGCTCCCGCCACTTGACCTGACGTGTTGTCGGCTTGAGTTTGAAATTTCTGCCACGAGGCTTCCACTCCATTTTCCCAGCTGCCCTCGTTCGCTTTCATCTTGTTATAAGCGTCGGTGTCCTGCTGCACCAGGGTGTCGTAAAGATTCTTTTGGGCCGCGATCATAGCCGTATAGTCTGTTGAACTGTTTGGATCTTTCAACTGATCCGCTTGAAGACCGCCTACTGCCTTTGTGTAATTGTCCTGAGCATCTTGGATTTGCTTTTGCAGCTTCTGTTGATCCGGGTCTTGACCGCCCGGTGCAGTTTGCTGATTTAGCGACTTTTGATTCTCGGTGCTTTTTGCATTCAGAACCGCTTGGTAAGCCAGCAGCGCATTCGCACTCTTCGTCGTCGCGTCGTCCGACTTCTGCGCCGACAAGGTCACACCGTCGAAAAACCCTTGGGTTGCCGCGGCGACCTTGTCCTGGTCCGCTATAATTTGTGCGTTTATCTTTGCGCGCTGATCTGCGTTCAGTGATTTGCTCTGTAGTGCCTTCTGAAGAATCGCGATCTCGCTATTCGCAGCGTTTATCTGATCCGTCTCCGCCTGCGCGAGCAAGTCACGTTGCTGCTGGTAATAGGACGAGGCACTGATAATTCCGTCTTTGTACTCGTCGTCTATGCTCTTCTGCGTAGTCGATATGGCGTCGAGTTCGAGTTTCGATGCGTCCTCCACCGACTTGACGGCACTGTCCATCTGCGTCGTATCGACAGATCCCGTTCCTGGGGTCTTTTTGTCCTTATACTTGTTGTTGATGTTGGCCTGAAGGTCGATCTGCTCTTCGGGACTCGCGCCGGCTGCGTCCGTCAAGTTCATCGCGTCGGCCAACTCTTTCGCTCGCTTTTGTGCTGGCGTGAAAAACTCGGCTTCGAGAATGGAAAGCCGCTGCTTCGCGTTGATCGTTGCCGTAGCGAGCGCTGCGGCCGACGCTTTAGCCGCTGCATCTGCCTTCTGCGCGGCGAGCGCTTGGGTGTCCTTGTCCAGGCCTGCTTGCTCGTCAGGCGTCCACTGGTCACCCTGCTGTTTCTTCTGGTCCTGCTGGCGGGAGACAGACTGCTCCAGAGTGGGTCCATTAACCGCACTACCTACCACTTCTATGGCATTGGTGACCGCGTCTTTGATGGCAATCCAGTCCTTCTCAATCGTGCCGGCATTTGCATGCATATCGGCGGTTCGCTTCTCCATCGCATCAGCGAAAGCGTCCGTAGCGACCTGCACAGCGCCCGTAGTGTCACCTTCTTTTTCGAGTGCAGCGATTTGGTCATATACCGCAACAGTGAGGTAGTGGTATTGATCGTTCAGCGCCACAGACGCCTTTACAGGGTCGTCAGCGAGCTTCGTGAAGTCGTCCACCATCTGCTTCACGGAAATGCTGGTGAACGTCGCAGCGTCCGCCGTAGCCGTTCCAATAGTGCCGATCTGCTCAGCTGTGAATTTGCCCGTACTGGCGAGCGCGGCAACCGCTTCCGTCGCGGTTCCTATGGTCGCGCCAGACGCGGTAGCGCTTTCGGCCAACTTCTGCATGCCGCCTGCCGTGGTCCCAACAATGCCGCCCGTCAAAATCAATGCTTCGTTGAGGGCTTGCTGTTCCTCAGACGTTTTTATGGCGGCAGCGCCGATTGCAAGAATGCCGAGGGTGATCGGATTGAACAGGAGGCTTAGCGCGCCGCTGAGAGAAAGCAAACGCGTGAATGAGCCGGCCAGCCGAGTCAACTGGCCGCTCGCCGCTTCGCGCCCCATTACGGCCAATTCCTGCGTCATCCTGGCAGTGCCGATCGATGCGCCAACCGCCGCCGTCGACTCTACTCCGTACGCCGCCGCCATCTCCGTAGCTGCGGCGATCTGTTCCTTACGCTCTGCGATCTCCGCAGCGATTGCGGAAACCTGCGCGGTCTCGGAAGCCGTAAAGCCGGCCATCTGCGCGTCGTACTCGACCATTGCTTCTTTGCTGGCCGTGAGCGCGGTAAGCTGCCTGCCTAGGGATTCAGCCACCTTGGACGCCGCAGCGCTCATCGCCGTCGACGACTCCGTAACCGAAGCCGTCGCTGCTGCTTGGGCGGACGCAACAGCTTTCGAACTTTCTGCCAAAGCCGCCTGACTACCCTCCGCCGATTTGGCCGTAGCCGCCATCGCTTCCAAGCTTTCAGCGTACTTCGCCACGGCGACGCTGCTATCATTGGCCGCATCAACCTGAGCAAGAGACGCGTCGACCATCGCGGCTACACGCGTCGCTGCGTCGGCTTCGCTCTCCCCCAGCACCGTTGCGGCGGCCGAAGCTTCTACCATCGCGGCGGTCTGTGCCTCAATCGATGCGATCAGCGGCGCGGCCTGCTCGGAGACGCCGAGCTGCGCCGCTTTGTACTCAAGCAGCTGGGAGGTCGTCATTCCGACCGTTTCGGATTGGGTAAGGAGAGACGCTATGAAGCGTGCAGCGGATGCCGTGGCGGCTTCCTGAGCGGCAGCTGCAGCGGCCGTGGCGCTGGCTTGGGCCTGCATTCCGGCCAGCACCATCGTCTGCGACTTATACCAATCCAGCTCGACTTCCGTCATGCCGGCCATCGCACCCGTATAGTTGGCGATGGCATCTTTAGACGCGCCGAACAGCGCGATCTGCTTTTCTAGGGATGCGGTGAGCTTATCCGCCGCAGTGTTGACGCCTGCCGATGACGCGGCAGTACTAGCGGCGGTCTGCGCCTGTGCGCTGCCCGCGGACGCGGCCGAACGCGCCAGTGTTTCCGTTGCGGCTGCGGCATTTGTTGCGCTGGCGGTGAGTTTATCCAGTTCAACTGCAGCTTTCCCGGCAGACGTAGAATCAACCGCAATGCCAAGTGTCGCAATATCCGCCACGGAAACCCTTTATTTTTCGTTTGCCACTCTTATTCTCACAGTGTCGATGCGTCTGATCACCATAATTTCCCAAGGCAGCGGCTCATTCCGCGTGAGCAAACTCCAAGCTTGTATCTCGGTGTTGCTGAGGGGAACAAAACTGTATCCATTGTTCCCCCTTGCAACGTCAAGTTCACAAAACCACAGCCAGAGGTACGTCAATTCGACAGGCAGTTCGGGCACTTCCGCGAGCTTTAATGGCATTCTGCCGGTCTGGCGGTAGACTGCTTCGAGGTGGCTGCGCATCGACGCACCATCAGGCTGAGGCTTTGCAAGCTTGAATTCAGCTTCGCAGTGAGCTACAGCCTGCTGGATCAGCGTTTCAAAAAATTTGCAGCGTCCTCGACTGCGGCCATCACCTTGTCCCGGATGTACGTGTTGCCGGCGTAGAGCGCCGTCGCAT